TGTAGATTGGGCAGCGGAAGCACTGCCGAAGACGAGTTAAAGTCTCGCGTTTATCTCGCCATTGTCGAGGGGAAAGTAGGAATTTCATCATCCACAATCCCGGTGCTTTCCCCTCGACACGGAGAACCGCGATCCATTCGCGGATTCGCTTCATGCTGCGGCGGCGAACATGTCGGGCGTTGCGTCGACAGGCTTCTCCTTGGGCAGCGGCTTCGGCTCTGCGGGCTTCGGAGGGGCGGCCTCCGCGGCGACCTTGAACAGGACGCCCTGGCCCTCGGCCGCGTCGGCGAGGTCGTCCCCGCTGACCATCATCGGAGCGCGTCGGCTGCCCTTCTGGCGGACCGAGAGCACCTGCTTCGCGGGATCCCAGTAGAACACGTAGACCTTGCCGCGGGCGTACGCCTCGAACTTCGCCCCGCGTGTGCGGACCTTGAGCGTGCTCACAGGCGAACAACCTCCTCTCCGGGGCCGATCCATTCACCGGCATGGGACCAGCGCACGGCGCCGACGTTGCCATCGACGACGCGGATGGTCGGGAGGTTCGTGGCGTGCAGCATCTGCTGGACCGCCATCTCCATGCGGGGCGCACGCAGGATGATCTGGTAGATCTCCTCCATCACCGTGGTGAGGTATGCCTCGCGGGCGCGTCCGTGCTGGTCGTAGAACCGCTTCGAGTTCCAGAGGTGGAACACCTTCGCGCTGGGCGCCGGGTGATCCTTCTCGGTGTCGAGCTTCGTGATCTCGGCGACGCGGGACCCAAGCATCTGCGCGACCGCGGACAGGGCGAGCTGTTCCGCGGTGACCATCGCGGTGACCGGGATGAGCTTGCCGGACGCCGCGGGCACGGTGACGCCCAAGACCCTGGGCGGATTCCGCATCATCTTCGTCGCGACGCGGACGTACTCGTCCAGCAGGTCGTTGCAGAAGAATCCGGCGACAGCCGTGTTGTACGGCACCCAGCGCGGCGGCAGCTCGATCTCGCGATCGGTCGCGGTGAGCGACGCCAGACGCTGCCACATGGGGTTCCAGCGATAGGCGTCCCAGCTCTGCGGCTCCTTGTGCAGGATGTGCAGGTCGTAGAGGGGATTGAGCCTGGCGTTGAGGACGGCATCGAGGTCGATGCTGACAACGGGGCAGCGATCGTCGACCAGCTGCGACAGTGCGAAGATCTTGCCGGCGGCCCAGAAGATCTGCGTGTCAACCCAGTCGGGCACAGTGACGACGCGGATCTCGTCGTACAGCGCGTCGAGACCTGTCTTGGTGACGTATTCGTAGCCGGCCTGGTCGGTGGCAAGGATCATCTTCCCGCCAACGAGGACTCGGTACGCGAGCGCCGAGAGCGCCATCGTGGCGACTTCGTAGTCGGCCATCGGCCGATTGAACGTGAGGGAGTGAAGCCCCACGGGGGTGGTGATGTAGCGTTTGAGGTTCAGTTTCATGTCAGAATGCGGACGGGTTCTTGATTGCGAGTTCGTTCAGTTTCTTGCGGAGATTGACGCTTGCCCTGATGCGAAGCACGAAGGTGTCCGGCTGCTGGGTCATGGAGGCTCCAGTGATGCGACCTTTGCGGAACTTGCCCTTGATGGTGCCAACCCCAGGCATAGCCACCTCCTCGCCGGCCGCGAGCTTCGAGAAGACCCACGCGATGTACATCCGGACGATCTTCTTCGGGTGGTTGCCCGGCGACGTCCTGGCATAGCCGAAGCACTCACGCGAAAAGTCGGCGTGCGAATTCGGTTGGCGACGGATCTTGCTGCTCACTTGGACCCTCCCGCGTTCATCGCCTTTTCGGCGTTGACGACGTCGTTGACGCAGTTTTTGCAGATGTGGCCATTCATGTCGTTGTCGTAGTATTTGTGGGGTCCGGCCGCTCCGCAGACGACGCACTTGTGGGCGTCGGACCTGCATCGGCTCGGGACGTATCGGATGCGTGTGGTGTGCTTCATCGGTTAAGGGTGTCGTCCTCGAATCGGGTGTGCTCCTTGTGAAACTTCAGCCATGCCTCGCCGACCGCGCCGTTCCGGTTCTTGGCGATGAGCAGGTTGATCGCAGGCGAAAGATCGGAGTCGCTCTTCGAGTCGGTGTCCCGATAGAGGAATCCGATGACGTCCGCATCCTGCTCGATCTGACCGGACTCGCGCAGGTCGGCCATGCGCGGCTTGCGCTTCTTGTCCTTTTCGAGTTCTCGATTTAATTGGGCAAGAACAATCACAGAAATGTTCAGTTCCTTGGAGATGCCCTTAATCATCGTGGAGATCTCCGAGACCACGTCGATGCGGTCCCCGCGTCGATGCGCCGGGATCAGCTGCAGGTAGTCGATGATCAGCACCTTGATGTTCTTCTTCCGCGCCCAGCGCCTGGCCTTCGCGGCGATCTGGTTGCAGTTCATCGGAGAGTCGTCGAAGTAGATCGGGAGGTTCTTGATGACGACGGCCGCCTTGTTGCACCGCTGGAAGTCGCCATCGGTCCACACCTTGATCGCCTCCTTGTGGGTGTTCACCCTGGCCTCCATGGCCATCATGCGCTCGATGAGCTTCTCCTTCTTCATCTCGAGCGAGATGACACCGACGGCATGCTGCGCCTTCGCGACGTTCATCGCGATCGCCATGGCCAGCGCGGTCTTTCCGGTCGACGGACGCGCCGCGAGCACGAACTCCTCACCGGGCTGAAGGCCGCCAGTGACGCGGTCGATGGATGGGAAGCCGGTGGAGATCCCGGTGTCCTCTCCGCTGTACCTGCGCTGCAGGTCGTCGTAGACGGATCGGATCAGATCCTTCATCGAGACCTCGGAGCGGATGCTTCCAGCGTCGCGGATCTTCAGGATGCCGGCCTCCACCTCGGAGAGCAGCTGATCGCAGGTGCCGTCGAACTGGTAGACCTGGGAGATGGCCTCCGTGCATTGCTTCAAGACCAGCCGGAGGACGTGCTTCTCGCGGACGATGTCGATGTAGTAGCCCAGGTTGGCCGCGCTGGGCACCGAGTCCTGGATCTGGCTCAGGTAGGCGATCCCACCCACCGCTTCGAGTTGTCCTGCGTCCTTGAGGAACCTCTGCACGGTGATGATGTCGATCGGGTTCTTGCGCCCATGGAGGGCCATGATCGCATCGTAGAGGACCTTGTGGCGATCCTCGTAGAACGCCTCGGCGCCGTACTGCAGGCGCTCGATGGTCGCATCGAGGCAGTCAGTCGGGTCCAGCATGATGCACCCCAGGACACCCTGCTCCGCCTCCGGGGAATGGGGCGGCAGCTTGTCGAGATTGGCTTGGTCGTCCGTCATGCTTCAGGGCTCAGGGTTTCGCGCTGCTTGGCGTAGGCGGCGTCGAGACTGAACTCCGACATGTCCCCGTTGCCGGCGGCTGCACGCACAGCCTGCACCTTGGCGTAGAAGGTCTCGTACCGCTTGGCGGCGTCATCGAACTCGGCTCGCATCTGGTCCGTGACACGATCTATTCCAACGAACTTAACCGAGTCCGGGTTGGCTCGAGCGTAGGCAACATCCCTCAAAGCCTCCCTCAGCAGCATTTCAGAACGTAGCGCCGTGAAGCGGGCTTGGCCCGCCGTTGCGTCGGAAGGGGTGCCCGAGTGTACTGACAGCCCACTTTCGTCAGACGGGCTTTTAGAGGCCAAGTTCCCCCAGTACTTCGCCAGCGACATCGGGGTCAGGGTCCAGCTGCAGGTCTGCCGCTGGTTTTCCGCCCGGCTGCGGATCTCGTCGACCGTCACGTCCGGCGATACCGCCTTGATCTCGGACAGCGCCTTGGCGGCGAGGGACCACGCCGACGGGGTCGTCTCGGCCGGGTTGCCCCCGGTCGCTGCGACGATCGCGTCGAGCAGCGGATTCCGCTCCCGAGGCTGCCTCGGCTTGCTAGGCATTTTCTTCCTAGCCGGGGCGTCACCGACAGGTGGCGCAATATCTATATTAGGAGATGGAGATGGAGAGCTATCTTCTGGCCATCGATTCGCCATAGGGGTCGCCATAGGGGTTGGTATTGGGGTCGCCATAGCAACCCCATTAGGGTCGCCATCGGTTTGGCATCGAGACCAGCGTTTTTGGGCTCCAGACCGTCCAGAAGCCACCTGTTTGGCCCTGTAGGCCTCCTGTTCGGCCCGAACCTGCTCGAGTCGCTGGTTCCTCAAGAGCCCATCTTCGCATGGCGAGAACTTAGCCAGAACATAGCGAAGCGATGGCGACCCTATTAGGCCCGCCATGCGTCCGGCACGGTCTTCGTCGTTCGGAATTCCGCCCTTCGTCCACTGGTGGCAGAGCAGTCGGACGTAGGCTCCGACCTCCTCGGCGCTCATGTCCGAGGTGCCGGCGAGAAAGTCGTCGACATAGAGCTGGAAGGCCGGGGCGGACCGGCGCTGTGTCTGGGGCTGGTTGGTCATGGCTTGGAGCATTCAAACGTGCCTGGAAGGAACCTGGACCGCGGGGCGTGGCAGCACGCCACCAGGAGCAGTCCGTCGGGGAGGGACCAGACGCGCCATCCGGCGACGTCAAAGGAAGGGTAGTGTAGCGGGGTCATCACCAGAAACGCCAGACCAGCCACTCGTGGGTCGCATGGGTACACGCGCTCAAGCGGGGCGCTTGGGCAAAACCCACCACGGGTAGCTGGTCTGGTGCTTCTGGGAAGTTCATTGCGTGTTTCGGGATGCGACTCCCGGGGCGCCAGACTGGGCGCCCGCAGTTTTTCTACAACTCAAAAGCCCCGCCACCGTTCAGCCCGTGAGCACGCCTGGCCGAGGCAAGCTGAACGGGGCGGGGGTGTTGGTGTCCTACTCGGCCAAGACTTGCACCTCTGCCTCGAGGTCGCGGATCAAAGCCCTCTCGGTGGAGAACCTGTCCGGATAGCGTTTCGCGAGCTTCAGGATGTTCTTCCGCATGGCTTCGTCCCAGTTGGGAACTCGCGTTAAAAACGCAAGGATGCGGCGGATATCGTTGACGTACTCGTCGATGTTGAGCGGCGCCTGGTAGAACAGGACCCGCTTGGCCTGATTACTGAGGTCGCCGATCGCGATCACCGCGTAATCGAAGACCGACTGGGTCAACGACGGGCTGAATTCCTTGACTATGCCTTCGATCAGGAGGTCGTCGGCAATGCCCAGCTCGTCACAGGCTAGAGCGACGTACCAGGTGATGTCGCCCAGCTCCTCGGTCAGGTTGTATTCGGGCTTGTTGACCAGCGAGCCCTCGTGCAGCTCGCCAAGCTCCGAAGAGAGGCCGAGCGCCGCGTGCAGGAGCCGGCTGATCCGCCGGTCATCCATGGGTTGATAGGGCGATTCAGTCCGGATCGCCAACGGAACGTATTCGTGGAACTTCATGCGAAGGTCAGAACGGAACGTCGTCATCCTCGGGCGGGCCGCTGGGGCTCACCTCGGTGGTGGCCCCATTGCCTGAGACCGTGGTCGTGGCCGTCACGCCAGCTGCGGCAGCCGTGGGGTCGGCAGAGGGCTTGGCGTCAACCTTGGATTCAGCCGTCTTGGCGATGGCCTTGGCGCGGCTGCTGAGCTTGGCGAGCAGTGAGCTGGCCTTGCTCTTGTCGATTGGGGCGAGCCCGCCACCGCCACCGCCCGGCGGGTTGAGCCAGGCCACTTTGAACCGAGTCTTACCCTGGTAGGTCTCCGATTCGGTCTGGATGTTGCAGGGCATCCCAGTGAAGTTGATCTTCCGGTTGTACAGCGCATCGAGGTCGCCGTTGAATCCGAAGACTTCCTTCAGGCGCTTGATGGTGTTGTCGAACGCGGCATCAGTGAGCCACGCGCAGTAGACGCCAATGCGACCCTTCGCGGGTCCATCCTTCACGGTGAACGGGATGCGGATGTACGGCGTCTTGGACTCCTTGCTTTCGGCGAACCAGCCGGCCGTTCCGGGGTCTGAAACGACGCATTCAAACGAGCCGACTGACTCGATGTACTTGCTGCTCTGTTGGGACATAGCGATGGGGGTACGAGGTTACTGAAGTTCGGTGAGCTTCTCGATGGCGCCGCGGAGCTTCTCCGGCGGCACATCACTGAGGCTGGCGGTGAACTTGGTCCACGCAGCCTTCCGATCCTCCGGGATCTTGGCGGTGGAGTAAAGCGCCTTGACCTTCTCCCGGAGCGCGTCCGGGCTGTTGGACTTGATCTCGGCGATCAGAGCCTCCCACGAGAGCGGGATCTGCTCGGGCAGTCCGAGACGGTTCTTCGCGTCCCACGCGGGCGTCCACTGCGTCTGGAGCTTACGCTCCCCGCCGATGGCCTTCTCGCGCTGCGAACCCTTCTCCTTGGTCTTGAAGACCTCGTAGGTAGCGAACAGGCAGGCGTCAGGCCACTCCCGGAGGATCCCGGTCATGCGCTTGTTGCCCTTCATCTGGTAGCGGTCCCAGCTGTCGCCGCGAGGGTCCTGGAAGGTCTTAATCTCGACGTGCGAGAGGAGGATGATCCAGACGTTGTGCGAGGTGCGGATCTGGTCGAGCTTGCCCAGGATCTTGACCAGCTCGGCCTCGGCGACGGTGTAGCCCTTGCCGTAGCCGTAGTCCTCGATGTTGGACTTCGAGTCGCGGCTGCAGATGCCATCGTAGATCATCCGCTCCATCCAGTCGACGGTGTCGATGACGATGGTCTCGTGGCCCTCCACGCTGACGATCAGGGCGTCGAGGATCTCGTACAGCTCGTTGAGGCCGGAGGGTGAGATGCGCTTGACGTGCTCGAGGCCGGTCAGGCCGTCCTCGGCCGCGATGAACAGCGGCTTCGGTGCGCCGGCTGCCAGTGTGGACTTGCCGATGCCCTCGGGGCCGGCAACGACGATTCGGTGGGGCACCGCCGCATTGCCGCGGCGGATCTTGGCTAGGATGCTCATGCTCTTGTGCTCAGGGGTTCAGACGCTTGAGGGTGTTGAAGTAGGCCTCAAGACCGAGGTGGACTAGGGTGCCCAGACGAAGAGCCTCGGTGGCCTCATCGTCCTGGATCTTCTTCACCATCATCTCGTACTTGAGCTGATGGTAGCGCGGGCATTTCCGGAATGCCGTGCAGCGAGAATTGGTCAGGAGCTCACGGTCCCCGGCGGACTGCGTCTTAAGCTCTGCGTGGGCCGCCTGGGCCTTGCCGTAGCGGAACCCGTCGACACTGGCGCGACCGCAGCACAGGTCGAAGTATTCGCACGTCGCGTTGTACGCCTTGCAGGCGTTCGGATTGCGCGGCCAGAGACTCTTCTGGCGGAAGAACAGGACCTGCTGGCTCAGCTGCCAGGCGTCGTTCATGTACTCGATCAGGTCCTCGTCGAGTCGGGTGACATGCTTCTGCGCGTAGTACCGGGTCGGGTTGGCCTGGATCTCCGATCCAATGCGGATGTAGTACTCGTCCGGGGTCTCGGGCCGCGTCTGCAGCTCGTAGCCCAACTCAACGTCAGGTGTCTCGCGGGGCTTCTTCCCGTCCTTGGTCATCACGCGCTGACCATTCCTGTCCAGGACGATCTTCCGCCCCTCGGTGTCGCGTAGGGGGATCTTGGTCGGGCGCTGGCCGGGCTTGTGCAGCACGTCGTAGATCACGCCGTCCACCTTGTCGCCGGCATGGACCGCCGACAGGAAGTACTTCGAGACCTGGGTGTCCATCCGCAGCCGATCCCAGTAGTCCGACGCCGGGTCGATGTCGTCGGTCGTGGTCTTGTGCTCGAGGATCTGGACGGCGCCAGTGCTCCGGCGCTGCAGCTTCGCGTCGATCTTGCCGGCCTCCACAAAGGAGCGGGAGACGCCCTCGGTGTCGGGGTTGATCAGTGGGAAGGTGAACTCCAGCTCTACATCGAGGACCCGGTAGTCCTTCCACATGTCCTGCCAGAAGTGATGGTAGCCAACTACCATTGCCTGCGCTTTGGCGACGGCAAACTTGTCGTCGCTACGAATGGCGTTGCACGCCAGATCTAGTGCCTCACTCATTAGACTCCTTTGGTTCCCGCGGGATAAACTTCAATGACGGTTTCTTCTTCTTCGGGCGACTGGACTCGCTCCTGCTTGATCCGGATTTGGACAAGGTCAGGAGCATCATCCGGGAGTACTCCCGAATATCGAAGGAGGTCGACGAAATACTTTGGACAGAGGTTGTCTTCGTCGAGGAGGTGGACGCGGCGGCTAGTAATGCTGACGAGAATGCGTTCTTGGCCGCCTTCTTGTGCCGGTGTCGCTCGAAGTGGTTCATCCCAAACAAGGCGTTCAGGCTTGGGACTGGGAACCTGATCCGGAACCGAACTCCGCCCGGAATTATTCCCGGGGGACCCCCCGGACCTTGCGAGGAATTGCTCATAGTCTGCTGTCGTCCAACGAGGCATTGGTGAGTTAATCCTGCGAAAGATTTCAAAAAGCGCAAGATGTTTTTTTGAAAAACCAGTTAAAGCCTAATGCACGGCAGCAACGGGGGCTCCGCCAACGGCTGGGTTTCCACCTCGCAGCTCGTGCTTGAGGATCGGGTAGGAGAAGGCGTCGAAGATGTGGATCATGCCCTCGGCCGTCTTCTTTGGGCGGAGCGGGTTGTCCTTTTCACCCTCGAGGGTCAGGAGGGAGCTGTGAACCATTGGGCACTGCGCTGACACCAGGATGCAGTCGGACATGAGCTTGCCCTGCGTCAGGCGCACGCGGGCCTCGATGGATCCGGCACCCTTGGGACACCCGACGATCTTCATCACCGGGATGTTGTGAAGCAGGGCGGCCTTGTTGAACTCGATCTCGAACTCCCAGGAGTCGTATGAGCCGGTGTTTCCTGCACGCCACTGGTTCACCGCGGAGTCGTCCGCGATGTGCTCCCACGTCAGCTTCTCGCCGACCACCTTGTTCCACATGAGGATCTTGTCGACGATCTCCCGGGCGACGGCGCGATACAGGATCTTCTTTCGGAGGTGGACAACCTCATCGAAAACGAGCCACACCAATCCGGCATTGGTCGGGACCAGCTGCATGAAGATCGCCGCGGTGTAGGCGGGGCCGATGTCGTACCCGACCGTGCATGGGAATCCCTTCAGCGGCACGATGCCAGTGCCTTCGTGGGTCACTCCGATCCGGTGCCGGTCCGGGGAGTAGTGCCCCTTGAACAGCGCGTCGCCCGTCGGCATCTCGACCCACTTGCCTTCGATCAGCCGCTGCCGCTTGATTGGGTCGTTCTTGACCGCCAGCTCGAGCGTGGACAGGTAGCCCGACATCTCTGGCCGGTGGGAGTTCTCGCGGAACGGGACGTGGTAGACCGAGAACCGCTTGTCCGACTCGCCGGTCTCCTTGTTGACCGGGTCCTCGAAGAAGA